GCCAGTTAGTGTGCCATTTGTCTGGCCGGTTAGTGTACCTATTGTATAAGGTGAGCTCATGTATTAGTCTCCTACTTTGTTACCATAGTAAGTCCGGTTGTTTGTTCTAGATATTGCTTACTAATACCATCTTCTGTTTTATGAACCAACATTGTTGTATTCTTATTTATTTGAATTTTTTGGTCCGGTGCTATACTTAGAACCCACGGCATCATGCCTAGGCCGCCACCTTGTCCAGGAACAAGAGCAAATGGTTTTGTAACAGTTAAACGATCATCTGACTCGTCAACCAATTTAGCGATTATTTCTTCTCCGCTGGTAACTTTGATTGATACAATGTCGCCTTCTTTGTATGGTGTTGTTATTAACATATATTATCCTAGTGAATGTCCAGTACCGTTGTAACCTGTGTCATCAAGATACTTCATAAAAGTTTCATATCCACCTACTGCTTGGCTGTTAACTTTAATCTGTGGAAATGTTTTAGCACCCGGAAACTGTTCAAAAACTTCTTCACGTTCGAAGTCTTTTCCAAGTTCTTTATAAGTGTATTTGAAACCTCTGTTTTCGCACACTGCTTTTGCTTTTTGACATGATGGGCAAAAAGGCTTGCCCCAAATTTCTATACTCATAGTTTAAATCCTTTAAATGTGTCCTCGGAGATATCTTGCTTCACTCCACCAATTAAGTAAGATTCAACTTCTGTTTCTTGTGGAGCAACTTGAAGTCCAGCACTAGATAACCAATGCTGTGTCCAAGGTAGTGGGTTAGTGTTTAGTGGACGATCATAAATTGTTTTCATACCAAGAGCTTTAAGTCTTTTGTTGGCAATAAACTCAACATACGCATGAAGTAGGTTAGTGTTAAGACCAATCATTGATCCGTCTTTGAACAAGTAGTCTGCCCAACGCTTTTCTTCTTCTACACACTCACGCCACATATCATACATTTCTTCTTCACACTCTTTAGCAATCTTGACAAAGTCTGGATCATCGTTACCTTTAGCCCAATGCTTAAGAATGTGTGTTGACAAATTCAAGTGTGTTGCTTCATCTCGAGCAATTAGTGAAATAATCTTAGCAGATCCTTCCATTAGTTTAAGTTCACCGAACGCAAACGTACAAGCAAACGAAACATAAAAGCGTAAGCCTTCAAGAATGTTTACAGTCATCATTGCTTTGTACAATGCTTTTTTCACATCGTAAATTGTGCCTTTACCTTTGTGAAAATGTGCGTCAGCAATTTCGTTAAACGCATCGTAATTTTTAGTTACACTTACAGCACGTTCAATAATTTTTTCATCATCTAGGATAGTATCAAATACTTCTGCCGGATCTGGATATACATTTTTTACAATGTGTGTATATGAACGACTGTGAATAGTTTCAAAAAAGTCCCAGGCCACAATACAACTTTCTAGCTCTGGATTAGAACAGTAAGGCAAAAAGCTCAAACAAGGTCCGCGACCTTGTACACTATCCAACAGTGTTTGATATTTTAGATTACTTGTGAAAATATGTTTTTGTTCTGGACGAAAGTCTGCGTAATCGCCTCTGTCCTTTTGTAGACTAACTTCTTCTGGACGCCAGAAATAACTTAACATTGTTTGATTAAGTTTATCATACTCTGGATATTTGAAAACGTCATATCTCTGTGTGTTTTGATCCGCTCCAAAGAACATATACTCTTTAGTGAAATCTACCTTATCTCTGTTGAATACTGTTTTACTCATTCGCTTATTTTTACCTTCTTTCTTGCTCATAAATCCTTAAATGGCACAAGCATCACAATGCTCGTCATCTTGTGTTTCAGTGTTTGGTGAATGTCCATTGACACCATTCACATGGCCATTCATACCATTTAGTTTAACATCTTCTTGTGCTGTGTCAACTGCCTTATCTTCCAAATCATCTTCAGCACCCTTAAAGTCGTATGTGTTTTGATAGTAACTTGTTTTCCAACCCATCTTGTAAGTTGTCAACATGTCCTTCATCATAACACTCATAGGTACTTCATTGTTTTCGTACTGTAGAGGATTGTATGACCAGTTACCACTAATGGCTTGATCAAAGAACTTTTGCATTACAGCCACAATATTAATGTAACCTTCGTTGCTTTCCATATCCCATAATAGGGTATAGAAGTTCTTTAGTTGCTGATAGCCTGGAACAATCTGTTTAAGAGGCCCTTTCTTTGACTTCTTAACGGACAAGTATC